ATGAACTTTAAACTCGCAAAGCTTTTCGACTCAGACGGGAATACTTCTACCCGCTGGTTTGTTTACTATTTCTTCAAGGATCCTGAAACCGACAAATTTGTTCGGTTCAGGATTTTTGTATCCAATTCCTTGCATACCAGGTCCGAGCGATATGACCGTGCAAGGGGCATAATAAAGGCAATAAACAAGAGACTTTCCGAAGGTTATAACCCATTTGCAGCAAACAAAAACGAACTCACTCCCACAAGCGAAGCTTTGGAATATTTCCTGGAATCAAAAAAACATCTGCGAAGTAGAACCCTTACCTCTTATCGATCCTATGTCAAAGATTTTAAAGACTGGTTAGTAGAGAAAAAACAGATAAATCTTTCCATAGAATCACTATCCTACCATACTGCACAAAAATACATGGATGAAGTTGGTGCCAGAAAAATCTCCAATCGTACCTATAATAATATACTCCAGAGCCTACGCTGCTGCTTTAACTTTCTGGTAGAAAAGGAGTTTTTAATTATTAATCCATTTTTCAAGATTCATCAACGTCAAACTGAACAAACTGAAATAATTGCCTTCAATCAGGAGGAATTAACCTTAATAAGCTCCACTCTTCCTTTATACAATTTTGATCTCTATGTCGTGGCACTTCTGGTCTTCAACTGTTTTTTACGTCCTCAGGAAATAGTCAGGCTTCAGGTCCGCCACTTAAAAGGTGTACATGAGTACCTTCCTATACCCGGAAATGTTTCGAAAAACAAAAAGAATGAATCCATCGCAATGACCCCTGCTGTCAGGTCAGCACTTGAAAAGCTTGATTTTAACTTCCCTGGGGATTATTACGTTTTCAGCAAACATTTAAAACGGGGAGATTGCCAGATTGCCCCAACGCGTATTGCAGAAGAATGGAAAAAATATTGCTTAAAATACGGAATTGAAAAAAACATTTATGCATTGAAACATACCGGAAACGGTATGGCTCTGGAAAACGGGGCAAATGTTCGTGACCTGCAGCTACAAAACCGTCACTCTTCCCTCGATCAAACACATAAATATCTGGATAGGTTCCGAAGGGTACCAACTGAAAAGTTCTTAGAAAACTTCCCGAAATTATAATCAACAAGTTTCCATCGATTGAAGATTCAATTATAAAGCATGGTTATACCTGTAGCTGTGGTACCGGTAAGTAACACGGCTTTCACCATAATCGGAAAAATCTCTTTTGTCACCATTGGCCAAATTCGTTGCTGGCCTCCAACGGTAATGACTGCTACATTACCGGCATTACCTAAAACCTGAATCATCACTGGTTGATGAAATACAACACTGTCAGATGGTACAACATCCACCTGGTTATCGAAATGTAAATTACTTATTTCCATCGGATTTTTTTTAAGAATATGAATTATACTTTAGCTGCAGCAGTATGGATCACTCCATTAAGAACCATAAACTGCGTCGTTTGAACTTTGTTTTCATCAGTGATACTTATCAACCCAAGATTTATTACTTCACCAGGATAGATAACGATTGAAGAATTCCCTTGTATCATCAACCCTGAATCTGCGCTCACTTCAATATTGGATCCTCCCATATTGAGAATCTTCACATTTCCTTTATTGTTGGCAGAATCAAGTGTAACGGCAATATCTGCATCACCGACCTTTTTATAAATATAAATTGGTTGGCTTCCATCAATTATTCCACCTGTTATTGAAACTTGGAAATTCATTGGTAATCCTCCTCCTCCGGAAACAATATCGCCACTTCTGGTAATTGGCGACCAAATCCTGCCTTCCAGGTAAGAAGCACATGTATAAAGTGTCTCATGGGCTAAAATATCCCAATTGATGACCAATTCTGCTGTCACTCCTGAATTGTTCACCGGAAAAACCATAAATTGACTTATTCCACTTTTATAAGTGTAGGTTGAAATTCCTCCTGATGCCACCAACATTATTGATCCCAACCCTGAAAAGAGTGAAATCTCAACACAATATTCTCTTTGACCTGCGGTAGTCACTCCTGAAATGATTTTTGAAATAAACAGATATTGTCCCATTGTCTCAGGAGTAATATAAATCTGCAGTATTCCTAATGCAAACTCCGGATATTTATACCCGGTCACTGGTCCTATTTTGAAAAGATTCGAAAAAGCTGCATAAAGTTCCGTGAAGTTTGCATTGATCATTGCTCCACCAGTGCGAAGTTTTGAGCCGGTATGATCATCTGGAATTGTCCCAAGATTTATTATCTGTTGTGTCATTTCAATATTGTGTTTGGTCAAATGTTATCAATGAATCATCAAATTTCTCTTCAACACTATCCCAGGTAATAGATCCGGAATTCTCGCCTTCAGAATTCCCTGATTTTGAATAATAGAGATCTTTATAAGCCCTTGCATATTCAAAGTCAAGAGAAAGGTTATAATCTCCATCCTTTCCCTGTGTTGATTTTTTAGATGTAATTTTTATCGGATACAACAATCCATCAATAATTTCATAGACTTCTCTTGATATCAGAAAATCACGAAGCCACTCCTGGCTTTGTTTTGACACCCACCCAGTGGTTGCCGTAAAAGTCTGTGTTTCAAAAGAGAAGAAATTTCGATCCGGACTATTCAAAACTGTCTCAAAATCTTCAACTACCGCGTATCCTTCTGTTTTTACAAATGTCAAAATTCTGTTTACTTTGCCGGTTGCCCTCATTACATCATACCAGCCAAATGAATTTCTGAATAAAAACTGACGGTCATACTCTTTATATGTCTGGTCAATATTGAAGTTATAAACTTCAGATATTACCTGTTGACCTGAACTAAGCCAGACATTCCAACCCATAACCTTTTTAAGAGGCTGTAAATAACCCAGATCAAGATCCTCATATCCGACCTGAATTTCAATAATACTATTTGCAGTTGCAGAATATTGGCTAGAAATATTCTGGTTGGATCCATCTGTGAAGAAAACTCTATAATTCAATGTCAGAGAAACATTGGAAACATTCAGAAAATAAAGCCTTTCCAGTTGATTTTGTGTTGTCAATTTCCCAGATGGACACCAGGTCAAAAACCTCTGCTGATTTGTTACGGAATCCCAAAATGCATTTCCATCATTCCATTTGACCAAACCTTCTCTGGAAAGCCCTCCCATTACAACACTTCGGAAATCTTCAATCCATACTTTTTTAATCACTCCATCATATTTCTCACAGAATGCCACCTGATAGGATTTCATCCCATCAATAAAACTCTTCAATTTATCAATGGTACCTGGTATTGTGAAATGTGGAATTGTGTAATTCTCGATACTAGAATTTAAATAATCTGAGAGATCAAATTTTATTCTGCCGGATGAATCAACAGGCCGGAAATCCTCTCCTAAAATCACTCCCTGATCATCCAGTACTTGTGCAATAACCCCGAAACCAGGATGTACAACTGTATCCACTCCGGGAAGATGGTTCAGACTTGATATCCCAATGACGTTGATATTTGTATAGGTCATGGTATAAACTGCTCCAAAATCCTTGCCAATAAAAAAAATATCAATTCCCAATATCACCAAATCATAATACGTATGGATATAATAATTCATGGCCATAGCTGCTCCAACCTTCGCACTCCAGGAAGAAAGTGTATCTGTACTGGTGGCCGGTGGTATTGATAATCCGAGATCATTGGAACCATTTGATATCGCAAAATCAAGGACCATATTCATAAAAGAAAGTTGGAAATTATGCCCAATGGTGCTATCGAGACCTAAAAAATGAAGTTCAAGAATTGTCCTGGTGCCAGGGGAAATATATTGTGCATCACTGACAACCTGGTACCTTAAAGGATTCCCTGCAAAGGCTATTTGAGCTGGTCTTTTCTCAACTGTGATCATGTAGGCAAAATAACATCAGGGAATGCCATTTATAAAGGACAAACATCAAGCTGTAAAACATTTCAATTGAGCCGATGTTATTGATAATTTGTTGAATGTGACTGCTATCTCGCTGACAAGATAATTTATCCCATTCATACAGTACCGTTTAGTAAAATCAAAATTCAATAATTCGATAGGATCCATCTGCTTTTCAATCCACACATACTTCGTTTTATCAATTTTCCAATCGAGCCAGTCTTTCCAGAAATTCTTGATCATTCCAATTGAACCATCATATCTTATTGAGAAAGTCGAATCATCATTCAAACCTGATAAAGACAATGGAATAGTATATCCACCTACCCAAGCAACCCAAAAAAGCCGTGGCGTATCTTTTTTATTATCTGTCCCCAGATTCCCGCATTGAACCTCTCCATATGGATCTGCCAATGTCGAAAATATTGTATCGATCTTATTATTATCTGTGCCCCACCGATAAACAAACTTATCCATCAAAGATGGACCATTGGCCAATGGAAGCCACGCCATCATATAATACATATCTACACCAGCCTGGTACCAAACATCTTCTGAAGTGACATAATAGATATCTCCCAGCCATGCATAAGGTGGCCAAGGGATATCGCTTTTATACTGAACACAACCGCGAACATTATCGAGTAAAGGTTGTTCCAGATCCAATCGTGTCTTATAAAATTTATCACCCTGATCAGGCGATTTGCTTAACTGGTACCCCAACACCCTGTCCATTGTTTGATCCTGATCAGTCATTTGGTTGGAAACAGTCAGAATATTCTTTGAGAATTCTACAACTTCTGAGTTGAATAATACATCCCTGTTTCCAACTATCCTTAAAATCTTATTGACTCCGTCAACATGAAAACTGCAATTAAACCAGGTTTCCAGCCCGGATAAGAAATCAGCTACTTTCACATTTGGAATGTTCCGGAAGAAATAAAATTGTTGAAGGCCAAAGATGACTTCATTGACATCGACTGAATTATAAATTACCAGCCGGGAAAGTTGTGTTTTTGAGGTAAAAAAATCATCCTGCAAACGATAACCCATGATATCTGCCAGCTTATTCAGGACAAACTTTAAGTAAAAACAAGGAACCAGCAAGGTCCGGTTGCCCAGTGTTGTTTTTGCATGAAGGAGTTTATCCGGATAATACCGGTTATAGGTAAGCTGCTCCGGATCGACTGATGGTGGATCAAAAAAAGTCGCATTTTGAATCTGAGGCATTGCAAAAGGCGCATCCGGATAAAAATGATTTAATGTCCAGTTGAAATAAGTCAATGCATCCGCTTCATTGGCAAAATTCATCATACCATAATCGAATTGATTCAACATCAAATCTTTGACATCATAATTGAAATTCCCTTTGTCAAAGATCAATGTTCCTTCATAGGATGAATCATCAGCAATTGTAACCCTTATCGTTCCCCGGTACATGACCATCCCATTCCAGCGCATACTTCCATCATAAGTTTCATAGACACTCCTGGTAGATGCCACCCTGTTTTTCCATCCCAGTATTGCTTTATTTCTCCAGGTTGATGGAATCTTGAAAGGGAATGAATAATCTCCAATAGCATTGAAAATCGGTGATGAGAGGGCCAATGAAACCGAAAAATCATCTGGAAGATCAAGTTGATCATCTTTTACATGAATACTTAACATGGTTCTGACATGGTTTTCTATTTAGATACGCTGGCTTCGATTGCATTTATTTTATTGGTTGTAAGACGTAAATGATCATAGGAAATGAAAGCTGGTATTCCTTCTTTCATCAATCTATTATTTTCCTTCAGCGCTGCGGTATGCTCAGGATCGAATACATAAACCATTTTACTTGACGGGTTATGCGATTGAGGAATATCCTGAAAGCTACCGGAGCTGTGTTGTGGTACCGTTCCGGTACGGGCATAATTGATTGCCTTTATCACTTCCGGATAATTCATCATCAGATTTTCTGTTGTAGGATTATCAATCACTATCTCCCTTCCATTCTCTGCTCCCAGGAATGGCTTGTTATAAAGTCCAGTCTTTGGGGTTCCTATCTGAGGAACATTTTGATACAACTTGCCATCATTCTGGCCTATAACATCATATTTACCTTCTGCTGCTTGTGGCACCGGTGTTGCTATCAACTCAGCCAACGCTATACCCTGCATGGCAGCTACTATGATAGGAAAGACAATATCAGCCGGTGGCGCAATATTGGCAGCCTGGATGATGGATTGAATTAAGGCGATGGTTGCATTGAAGATTGCCATCTCCTTCTGTCTGACTGCCTGTTTGTGAGCAATCTCACTTTTCTTATTTGCTGCATCATCATCCATTTTGGCAATAGTAGCATCATAATCCTTTTGCGACATCGTTCCTGCATCCAATCTGGCTTTTAATGCTACTTTTTTCTTTTTATTGACATCATCATCCTTCTTCAAACCTTTGTTTTCCATTGAATCCTGAAAGGAAAACATACCACTAACTGCTTTCCCAACTTCTTTGGCGTAGGCAATACCATCTGTCAATCTTTGCTTATTGGTTTCCTGAGACAACTTCAACACTTCTGCATTGAATTCTTTCTCCATCTGCAGTTTGATCTCATTCGTCTTTGCCTCATCACCGACATTAGCATCAAGCAACTTTTTATATTTACTATCGACTTCATCCCTTATCTTTTGTACACCGGTGGCAAGAGCTTTCTCCCCCTTTAATTTTAAGTTCTTCAATTCCTCTTCAAATTTCTGATCTGCCAATAAATTGGCTTTATCCAATTCTATCTTCCTGGCTTTTTCCAACTGAACCAGATCCACCTGGATCTTATCTATTGCCTCTGCTTTATTCTTTTCGGCAAGAGAAATCTTTGCCAGATCTCCATTGGCAAGGATCACTTCCTGTTTATACCGGTATTCTATGGCGTCGAGGATCTCTTTCTGCAGATCATCATACTTCTTATTCACTTCATACACTTGCCTGGCTATCACGGCCATCTGTGCTACCCTTAAATTCTCATGGATCTGTAATATCTTATCAGAAAAATCTTTCTCAGCTTCAATGAGGACCTGATTTGTCTGAGCCTGCCGTGTGACTTCCAGATTTCCCGTTTCATCTGTTATGCCTTTCTTTTGTGCCGGAGTCAGCGTTTTCTCTTTCTCCTTCATATATTGTTGAAGTTTCTGAATCTCCGTATCATACTTTTCATTGACAATCTTGATTTCCTGCTGTGTCTGTGTCAACTTCTCAGCAAAATTCAGTTTCTCAATATTTCTTGCTGACTGCAGGATCTTCTCATAATCATCTTCATACTTTTGAAGATCTGATAATGATTTATTTCTGCCTTTCAGTTCTTCCGTGGCTGAGCGGGCCATGGTCTTTTCTTTCTCACTGGCACCCATAACGGCACCGGCTGAAATAATCTGATTCAACTGCTCGACTGACATCTTAGAAAATTCAACAATAGCTGATTCGCCTTTTTTAGTATCGTCAACTATTTTTGCTGTTACCAGCGTGGTATTAATACCCAGATCCTTTATTAGCTGGTTCTTGGCTTGTAACTTCATATTTACTTCTGCCTGTGCTTTTAACTCTGTTGCAAGATTCATTTGATACATATTCATGGAATTGGTCATGGACCCGGCCCCTTCTTTGTCCAGCTTCTCCATTTTTTGACGAAAATTCAAATGCGAATCATATAGAATACTCTCATAATTCTTAGCCAATGCCAATGAAGCAGCGGAGTTTGTGGCATCCTGTTTTTTTGCTTCATCTTTTAACCTTTGGATATTATCAATCATTTGTTTTCGCATATAAACTTCCTGATCAATCCTTGTTTTAGTCGCTATTGCAAGGTCTTCATCAGACTTCTTCACCTTTTCATCTTCTTTTTGGATGATGATACTATTGACCATCTGATTATTATAGGCTTCAAGATTTGATGTCAGTTTTTGATATGAAATGTTCTCCTTATCCAACCCTGCAACAACTGATGGAGCTAATGTTTCAAGTTCCTTATAAAGCTTATTCCTTGCATCGGCAGTCAGATTTGCATCTGTTATTGCAGAAGCCAGGTAATTAACCCTGGATTGTTCGTCTTCCATCTTCTTGGATATCGGGATCTCAAACCATTTCTGAAACACTCCAAGCAATTCCGTTGCTTGTTGGATCAAGGATGAAAATATGCCATCCGAAGATATACTCATCTCTCCCATTGTTCTTACCAATGCGTTCCAACCTTTTCCAAGAAGGTTTAATTTGCCTGAAAATGTATCCATCTCATTCTCGGCCACGCCTTCAAATTTCTTCGCGACCAGATCTATGGCTGCTCCACTATAGAGTTGATCTTTTGAAAGATCCCTAAAATCTTTGGATAGTTTTCCCAGGCTCTTGGAAAGTTTACCTTCCATTGTCCCATCAAGCTCTTCAACTGCTGTCATCAGGCTTGACTTCGTTACTGATGCCAGGTTTGTCGCTGCATCAATAACTTTCTTGATCTGCTCAGGAGTCCTCTGCTGGATCACCAGGAATTTCTCTGCTGCTTCAATCTCAAGCCTGGTGTACATAGTGGTACCTGCTTTCTGCTTTGCCAGCTTTATAAGATCCTCCTGAACATCTTTCTGGCCATTTAACTCAAGCAATAACAGATGCTCTGAATCCTTCATCTCCATCGCAGATTTTATTCCTCCGACAAAAACTTCTTTGATCAGAGATCCTATCTTTTGAAGTGCTGCAGAAGCTATCTCATAAATTCCGATACCGCCTCCCACTCCCAGGATCATAGCCATGATACCCTGTGCCTGTTTGCCTTTAGCTGTCAATTCTGTAATCCTTGAGTTTATCTCCTCAAGGGTTACTTTATACTGAGCATACTCAGGTGAATTGGCAGGAAGGCTCTTGACAACCATGTTGAACTCCTGTTGTTTTTTCCGAAGTTCGTTCAGGGATAGGCCAGTTAAGCCAATGGATTCATAAATTGAATCCATATTTGTCTTCACCGCTTTCAGCTTTGCAGCTTCTGCCAAGTATTCAGCAGATCCATCTTTCATGCCTCTCATGCCTTTTTGAATCTTCAACGCTTCTTCATTCAGCGCTGAAAGTTGTTTTCTGGCCGGATCGCTATTTATTACGATCTCCAATTGCAAGCGATCTACCTTTAAACTCATGTC